CTTTTGAAGATTTGTATGCAATTGTAAGTACGCCATTAACAGGATTCTCAGGCGTTGGAAATCCGTCACCGTATGCAGTCTCAATATCAAAAGAGCCAACATTTACAAGTGATCGATTGAACGTAATCTCATTAGGAAAATGTTGCTGAATGAATGCAGGCACGTGACGTGGGTTGCCATATATTTTAAAATCTTTTACGCCTTCGTAAAGTTTTTCAAACTCATTCGCATCTTTAATTGATGGAAAGGTCATTGGCTCGACAGGTGTACCATCAAGTCCGTGATACTTTGAAGTTAATTTTTTAGACTCAAGATAATAGGTCGGTCTAAACTTTAGTCTTTCTTGAACGCGTTTACCATTTTGATCATAGCCGCGATATAATAGTGTGTTTCCTTTATGTACAATGGAGGTATAAAAGCCAATCATAGTATATACTATATAGAGTTTTCGGCAAAAGTAAATAAAAAAAGCCCGCCGAGCAAGGAATGGGGCTCGACGGACTTAATGTTTAACGCAGAAAAAACTATTCAGTTAAAAATTCTTTTGTTGTATTTATACCAAAGCGCTTAGGCTTCTTTTCTTCTGGTATATTTTTTTGTAGGTATACAGAAAGAATACCGTCGACAAGTTTAACACTATCAACTTCAACAAATTCACTCAACGTGAATTTCTTTTGAAATTTACGAGTTGCAATACCCTTGTGAATGTATTCTACGTTACCATTTAAATCTACATCTTTAGATGCGATTGTAAGAACGTTTTCTTCTTGTTCAACGAATAAATCTTTATCGCTGAATCCTGCAACGGCGAGAGCAATTTCGTATTTTTCATCGCCGTGATTTACAACGTTATGGGGTGGATACCCTTGTTGTTGTGATTGTAATTTTTCGATTCTATCAAACATAGAATCAAAACCGATAGTCCAGGTCTGACCTGGCCATGTGTATGCATTTGTCATTTTATTTTATCCTCCGTTAGGCAGGTTAAGGGCGATGACCTCGTCGTGAGCGTCATCTATAAAGTTATTTATACAACTTTTTAGTATTTGCGAACAATAAAATAATCTTTATGCGCAATTGCTTTTCCGTCGTATCTACGTCCAGTTGAACGTGCTGCTTCGCGAGTTGCGAATTTAAGAAGGTTACCATCAGCATCAGCAAATAATCTATCTATGTATCCCTCGGGTTTAGTCCTTTCTGTTAATAGTTGACCAGAAGGTGCTGGTACTACTTCTTTTAAAACAGGTGCGGGTTCTACTACATCAGCTTTTAAAACAGGAGTTTCTTCGTCTGTGTTATTAGTTATTACTTCTTTTAGTTGTGATACTAAACTTTTTTTAGCGAGTCTACGGTCGAGTTCAACGCCGTGTTTTCTACCAAGCAGTTCTAGTTCTACTTTTGACATTTTATTTAAGTCTTTCATATTATTCTTTGTTTATTTTTACATTTCCGATTGAATACTTTGCTTCAAGATTCCAATCATTTTTATCACGGTGTGAAATTATTTTTATATTACGTAATGATGTTCTTTCTAACGATCTTTCTGTGTTAAGTACATCAAGTAAACCCCAATCAGACAATAGAGTTGCAATCGTATTTCGTCTAGCTAAATCTTCTTCACTAAAATTAGACGGTTTTCCATCAAGCATAAACAATTCCTTAAAGTGTACTATAAAGTATCGGCCTTGTTTATGCAGAATATGGCAACTTTGAAACAGTGTCTGTGAGTCACGTTTCGAAGCTACGCCTATCCTCGTAAGTGTTTCTTTAATTTTTAAAAAGTCATCAGGTTCAGAAAGCGAAACCTCTAACATACTTTCAGGTGTCCATTCTATTTTGTTTTCATTCACAGAGTTATTTATAATATGCCACCTTTTGACATGTAAGTTTTTAGCTTATTCATATCAATTAATTCATAGAACTCTTCAGCTCTTTCGCGATTACAACTATACGCTTCTTTAATTAATTCAATGTCTTTACTATCTTTTTCTTTTTTATACCATTTAGAGAAACGTTTCTTACGTCTTACAGAATGAAAAAGAAAATCGTATTGCATTTTTTTAGGTATATAAGCCCTCTGATTCATTTCATTCGCAAATAAAACAGTATCAGCAAAGTTTGATAGTCCACGATTTACCATAAAGGGTGTATACTTTCTATCTACTGAATCAAGTTCAGCTGCTTCACCAGAGGTATCGGCATAGCAATTTTCGAAAAGATATTTTTTCTTTTCGTTAATAGAATTTAAAAAATCAAATGGCGTCATCTATTTCTTCTTGGTGTATCTTTTTAGTATGCTTTGCTTTTCTATCGCCATGTACGCGAGTCTTCGAACCCATTAAGCCCTGTCGATTTTTACGTATACCGAAAAAATCAATAGCTTCATAATTATTTTTATAGCTTCTTTTTGATTTTACTCTTTTACGCATATTAATAATACTATATTATTTTTATTTATTGTCAACAATGTTATGAACTGTCTCTTGAAATTCTTTCCAACCAAAACCTTCTTTATACGATACAACAAACCATAACCATCCGCGATAAACGTAAGCATATCCTTTATCTTCGCTGTTGTCTTCGTATTCGAGTTCTACTCTAAACCATGGTCGTAATTCAAACTCAGTAATGTCTATGCAATATTTTCCTATATTCATTGTATTAATCCTGCTAACGTTCCAAAAGAATAAAACAATATAATCATACCTACGTATAATAAAACCGATTGCCAGAAGTCTACATTTTTCCAAAACTCCATAGGCCCATACGATGCTGATTGCGATATTTTTATTCGTTTATTTTGCCGATCAACTAGATCACCCGGTATTCTTTTTCTTTGTTTCCAATTTGCCATTTTATAATAGTTCTATACTTTTGTTATAAATTATTTTGTGTACTTCTTCTAAAGCAGCTCTTCGACTTACAACAGCATTAACCACTTTTTCCTCTGTTTCATGTTTGTGCTTTTGATATTGATATGCGCAATCGCTCAAAAGCATTCTTAGTACTATATCTATTTGCTTTTCTATTTCTTCCATATTATTTAAATGTTGCAGTTGCCATTATTTCAGTGAGACATGCAACTAAGTTTAGTTCGTGATCTGCGACGAATGCAGCTTTATACTGATAGTCCGCTAATAAAATAATTACAGGTGGTATTGATTGTGGGTCAAGTATGCTATAAGCTTTATCATATATCTTACGAAATACTACAGACGTATCGATATCGGAATTAGAAGCGCACCAAGCTCTCATTTGCTTAAAGTCTTTTGTTTTTAAATGTTTTACAAGAGACGTAATAGACTCATCATTTGAAACTAATGCTTCAGTAGATAGTTTACCTGAACTCGAATAGCGTTGGCATTCATTGATTACTCTTCGCCAATCTGGCGCATGCTTCATAATCAAATCAGCAATAGCTTGCTTATCAAACTCAACATTTTCTGATTCACATATGTACATGAGCCTTTTCATAAAGGCAGGATAAATCTTTGTGTCATTTACTTCTGTGTAATCAATAACAGTACAACGAGAATGTAAGGGCTCGATAATACGATTCTTAAAATTACATGTAAGTATAAATCTACAATTACCTGCGAACTCTTCAATAAAAGCACGAAGAGCCGGTTGAGTAGATTGCGGATTTAAATAGTCAGCTTCATCCAGTATAATTACTTTATACTTTGATTCTACATCTAACGTCATAGAAGAAGCAAATTGTTTTATCTTGTTTCGTAAAACATCAATGCCACTTTCCTCAGACGCATTAATAATTAATGAGTCAACATTCAGCTCATTACATAAAGCTCGTGCGATTGTAGTCTTTCCTGTACCTGCTGTGCCAGCAAGAATCATATTAGGAATATCTTTATTTGCTACGAACTCAGAAAATGTTTGTTTTAATTTTTTTGGAAGTACACAGTCTTCAACTGTTTTAGGTCGGTACTTCTCAACCCATAATAAATTTTCTCGCATAATATAATAAAAAAAGGAGGCCACGCACTGTGACCTCCATTGAATTAAGAATCACCTTCTACTTCAGTGTTTGGTTCTTCAACTGGCGGTTCCTCTGATTTAGGAACTCGGGCATTTACATAATCTGCAATGCGATTACGTAGAGTACCTACATCTTTCAGTTCATTACCTTCGAATGCTCCACGTTTGGAACATACGTCAATAACTTGAAGAACAACTGCAAGGTCATTCAGGTTTAGTTCATCTGCAGTTGAAACTACAGGTTCTTGTTGTGCTGCTTGAGCTGCAGCGGCTTGATCTTCGTCACTCATAATATTATTTGTGTAAGTTAAAGATTTTATTTATCATAAATCTTACTGGTTTTTTCTAGCGCAATGTAATAACTTACGTCATTTCCACTCCACTTTGAAATTAATTTACTTGATATATCGATGTCATACGTACCAGGCATAAGCTTTAAGTTAGCAATTAAGAATTGAAAATCAATTGCATCACAGAACTCTTTAGAATAAGCTATGCTCATACCTCTTGCAACTACGATCGAAAATGAATTAGCACTAGCATTGTTAGGGTCTTTGACTCGAGCAATACACTCATCATTTTCAATTGTAAATGAAAGTACTGATTGACCAAGTGCTCCTGCAGCTCGACGAATAGCGTTAATTTGTTCGTCAGTTAAAATTACACGGAGCTCACTTGGTGGCATTGCGATATCCTTTTCTTTCTTTGTAAGAATAGACGGATCAGCAAAATGATATTTTACTTTAGCGTGATCACTGCCAACAATTGTGACGTATCTTTCAGAAAATTCGAGCTCAGGGTCTTCAACTAATGAAAGTGCGTTAATAAATTCATTCAAGTTATAGATTCCGAACTCTTGCGGAAACGCTTCTTTGACGTTTGACTCGGCAATAATGTTTTTAGCATCAGCCAATGTTGAAATAGTTGAGCCAGGCTGAACTACGAGGTTGGGTTGAATCGTACTAAAGTTTTTTAGTACGGATATTGTTTCTTTACTTAGTTTCATTGTTAGTTAATACTATATCAGAATTGAGCTCGCTTTCAAGATAAAAAAGCAAACAAACGATAGAATGTGCAATGTGATGTCGACCCGACTCAGGGTCTGCAATCTCATTACGTTTAGTGGCCCACATATGACGTTGGGCAGCGTCAAAATAACGACGCTGAAGGTGTTCAAGTTTACGCCAGTTTTCTCGGTCGTACTTGTTAGCTCCGAAGGTGAGAACCTTAACAACTTCTTCAAGAGCATGAGCAGGAATTAAACCATACTCTGGTTTACCTGCATCGTATTTAATTCCGGTGTTATCCATAAATAAATTTAAAAAAGTGTGACCCCCGCAAAATTGCAGGGGCCACCGATTGATTGAGTTATGACTGTGTTAAAACGGAGCGACTTCTTGCTCCGAAAGTGGTGTATCTGTGGTTGCTTCCTCAGACGCGATTGGCTCGGCAGATTCATCGATCTTTGTGTAAAGGTCGAGGAACGCTGTCTTAGTTTCGTTGTCGAAACGATTGATGCAAAGTTCGATTGACTTAGCACGATCGTTGAAAACTGAATGTGTTTTAACGATGTGGCATAGACGCCGTGTTGAGATCACTTCGTCAATAGCGTCATCGTCGAAGGTCTTGCGGATTACCGTTGACCAACTAACTAGCTTTTCAATAAACTCTGAGTCATCGACATCATACTTTGCAGCATGCTTGGTGAGAATTGTTTTCTCAACATTTGATGGTGCGTAGTTTTGCTCGATTGAAGCAACGAAACGCTCAAGAAAAGCATCGTCAATAATAGAAGCTGCTGAGTAACGTCCGTCGTCAGAACCACGACCTTTGGTATTTGCAGTAGCAATTACATTGAAACCAGGTGCAGGATTAATAACTTCACCTGTCTTTTTCAAAAGAACAGGATTGCCCTCGAGTACACCTTGAAGACACATGATCTTGTTGGTTGCACGGTCAATCTCGTCAATGAGTAGGATTGCTCCACGCTCCATGGCCTTAATAACTGGGCCCTTTTGGAAAATGGTTTCTCCATCGATTAAACGGAAACCACCGATCAAATCGTCTTCGTCCGTTTCAGGCGAGATTTGAACTCGGATGTATTCACGCTTAGCTTTTGCGGTAGCTTGCTCGACCATAAAGGTCTTACCGTTACCTGACATACCGGAGATGTAAAGTGGGAAAAAGTGACCGGACTCAATCACGGAAAGGACGGTTTTGTACTCGCCCCATTTGACGTATGTCGGGTCAGCTTTTGGAATGTAAATTTCGTCGTCAACAACTGACGCAACGGAAGTCGCCAACTTAAACTTTTTGGCGGCGGAGAGTTTTTCAGCAGGAGCTGAAACTTCAACGGGAGGCGCGTTAAAATAAAAGTAGCCTCGTTTACCAGCAGAGAGTAGTGTCTTCACTACTTTCCACACTTCATACTCGGTCATTCCGAGTTCAGCGCCTGCGGCATTGATGTCTTTTCGACGTACCGGGGCGGTTTCATTCGCGAACTTTTCGCGAAGTAGTGTTTCGTTATTTTTAGTCATAATCAATCTTATAATAATATTATACCCTATTTTACGTGATTTGTAAAGAAGTTTATGTTGTTTGTCATTAGAGTCTTAGGCAATTACTGAAGCAATATTTGTCAAAAGCACGCGATTTTTTCTCGCCGCAGAGTGGTGCTTGCCGAACTCTCTGGCCAGTTTTGTTTGTGCTCTCTTAGTGGATGAGATGTCAACACCACCAGATTCGTAAGTGAAGTCTGTGTCATTAATTCTAACGTCACAATCGAGTAAGTAATAAGCGTCGAATCCTTTAGCTTTTAAATTTATGAAGCCT